ACTTCTAGAATTTGGGGGGCGACTTTGTGTCGCCCTCCTTTTTCTATACCTAAGGAATGATTGCCATGGCAGATAATTCTATTGAATTTTATGAAGGGCGTTTGGCTGACATTGAACAACAAATGAAATGGTGTCGGCAAGACATGCAAGATGGAATTGACTATGACTATAGCCAGGACCTGATCGAAATGCTCGACCAACAGCGGGAAGAAATTCGGCTTGATTTGTCTTGCCATAAACGGCGTGTTCAAGGGCATTCCCTGCGATAGGGTTACATGGGGACGTAGCCCAATAGGCAGAGGCAGTAGACTTAAAATCTGCAAAGTGTGGGTTCGACTCCCACCGTCCCCACCATTGTTTACGAGGTAATAACATATGCTGTCTTACATACTTATATTTTGTATTGGATTAGTTTTAATATCACCTTTCAGTAGAAATGCTCGTAAGATGTTGGGTGGTGTTTTTACATTTATATTTGCCATCGTTTTTGGTTGGATATTTTTCATTGCAGCGTTGGGGTTGCTATCTTGTTGGATTGGTACTACTTGTCATATTATGAATTAACGGAGGGGTACCGAAGTGGCTAAACGGGGCAGACTGTAAATCTGCTGGCATTGTGCCTACGGAGGTTCAAATCCTCCCCCCTCCACCATTGCCGATTTAGCTCAATTGGTAGAGCATCTGATTTGTAATCAGAAGGTTATTGGTTCGATTCCAATAGTCGGCTCCAATTTTATGAAATTGGTGTGATAAATAGTTGTGCAATTTAACTATATAATAGAGAAGGATATTTAATGAGAAGAGGTCGTCACGAAAAAGATCAACGCCGAGAAGATGCGTTGGAACGAGCAAAAAATTATAAACCTTCTAAGAATCCTACGGGTCTGCGGGAAAGAGTTCGCCGAGGTTTGATTTCTATTGAAGAGGCAAGTTCACTTGCCTCTGGCTACAACGATAACATTCGGGCTTGGTTGCGCCGTCGTAAGGATGCACATATAAAAGCCCCGATAAAGAACCCCGAAGCATCGAAGAAGAAGCCTCGCGGTAAACAGAAACGAAAAGATGTTGGAAATAATAAAAAATCTACTGGGTAGAATATATCTTGAACAGGTTGTGATACGAATATACCGTGGATTATTTTGGCAACGAAATGATGATAACGAGTAGGTATGCCTATCTATGAATATGGATGTAGGTATTGTGAACATACGTTTGAAGTTTTGCAGAAAGTAAATTCTAGACGAAAACGAAAATGTCCAGAGTGCGGACAAAAAAACGCGCTAAATATACTGATAAGTCTTACGTCTTTTAGTTTGAAGGGCGCTGGATGGTACAAAGATGGTTATTCTAATGTTTCAAAAAAAGAAACTGTTTCAAAAAAAGAAACTGATTCAAAACAAGGAGTTTAATAATGGCTAATAGTGAACCTGTGATTGAGACTACCGAGACAGATGCCTCGGAAGAGCTTGATTTTATTACTAATTCTTCGGCGAAGGACGCCGATTCGGCAGAGGATACAGAAGAGGTATCTGATACTTCTGGAGATTTTTGGGAAGCATTTGAAGATTCTGAGGCAGAATCTCTGACTACTGTTTGGGTCTGTGATGTTTCTTTTGAAGTTCCTCCGAGCGACACGGACACGGACGCTGATGCTACCGCTGGCGTTGCTCGGGATATTTTTGCCAGCACCACAAAGGAAAAAGTTGTAAATAGACTGTTTTCCATTATTTCGTCGCCTGACTTAAAAGAGCCGTGCGATTTTGATGCCACGAAATTTACCACAAAACAACAGGCTATTCGTGCTTTTTTCGATGGTGTTGAGAGTCGTAATCTGTTTGTCGGATTAGTTCCTGTATTCTAGGAATAGATATGCCACTATATTCATATGAATGTAGGTCTTGCGAGAATTTTTTTGAAGATTCTTTTAGTATTGCTGAGAGAAAACTTCCTACAGAAAAGCCTTGCGACAAATGTGATGGTGAAGTTGTTCAGGTAATTGTGGGGATGCATATTGGTGATTCGGTTCGTCTTGGTATTACAAAGCCGAGTGTTGAGTTTAATGAAGTGCTGACTAGGATTAGTGATAATAATCCTCGTAGTAAATTATATCAAAAACTTTCGCAAGGCCATCGTAAAAAGGGATTTGATTGATGTTTATTCATAATGCTCCCGTTGAACTGCCTGATGGGAAATTGAAGACTGTATATGAAAATAGTAAGCGATTTTATGTAACTCCTGCGGGCAATAAATATCCTTCGATTACATCAGTTCTTGGTGCGAATCCTGAGAAGAAAAAGGGGTTACAGGAGTGGCGGAAACGTGTAGGCGAAGCTGAGGCCAATAAGATTTCTCGAAAGGCTTCCCGAAGAGGAACAACTGTTCATAAAATCTGTGAAGATTATTTGAATAACGAAGAAGAATATATCAACGGAGCCATGCCCGACTCTGTAGGAATGTTCAATTCTCTAAAACCCATTTTAATAAAAAACGTAGGTGATGTTTACGGGCAAGAACTTGCATTATATTCGGATCATCTGGGTGTTGCCGGACGTGTCGATTTGATTGCCGAGTGGGATGGGGTTCCGTCCATTATTGATTTCAAGACTTCAGCCCGCCCCAAGAAACTTGAGTGGATTGATGATTATTTCATGCAATGTTCTGGCTATGCAGCCATGTATTATGAGATGACTGGTTTCCCTATTAAAGATGTTGTAGTAGCCATTATGGTTGATGGCGATAGCCCTCAAATTTTCAAAGGAAAAGTAGGCGAATGGTTGCCTTCTTTGGCAAGAGCAATTGGCGAGTTTAAAAGAAATATTTGATGTGTTGGTTGATATCTCTCGCGATTCTATGGTTAGGATCGTTGTTCTCATATTAGGTTTAACCTTTATTATGGAGAAATGTTTATGACACCCTTCAAGTATTTTGTTGTCACGAATATTAGTTTGATTATGTTTGCTAGTTCATTTATCGCTGGGTTCATGGTTGGTAAAGAAAACCAAATGGTTTTTAATACTCACCTAATTAGGTATCTTGATGTTCCGTCAATTAGTAATATACAAGAAAAGGAATATGCCGAAAAACTTTCTGTGGCTGTTGTTCCAGAGTTACCTTCTAGCACTTCTATTTTAGATGATGATGAATTTGTCTGTCTTTCAAGGACAATTTATTTTGAGGCAGGTAATCAATCTTATTACGGAAAGATTGCCGTTGGTTCTGTTGTAATGAACCGCGTAAATGATGAAAGATATCCAGACACTATTTGCGGTGTGATTAAACAACACAGACAATTCTCATGGTACTCAGATGGAAAGTCCGATGTTCCGTTTGATGGCCCTGCATGGAAAGATTCGATTCATGCAGCCAAAGAAGTGTTATGTGGTTGTGGTAAGGCTTCGGAATTGTTTTTTGATGATGCGGCAGTTCAGTATTATCATGCAGACTATGTGAGCCCAAGTTGGGCGAAGAAGATGCAGATGGTTGCTAAAATTGACAATCATATTTTTTATAGGTGAGCGATGGATATAGTATTAGACAAGAAAACATTTTCCAAACGAGTTGAGGAATTAATTCAAAATAAACCAATGCCGTATATGGATGCAATCATTATGTGTTCCGAATTGATAGGATTAGAAGTCGAGTCTGCGGCCAGACTTATCAATAAAAATATTAAAGAAAAGTTAGAAGCCGAGGCTCAAGACTTGAATTTAATGCAAAGGTCTGCTAAACTCCCTATATGAGTTTGAACTACAATTTGCGCGATTTACGCGGAAGGGATGATAAACCATTCTCTTCGCTTGATACTCCAAAGTATGCCCCCTACCGAGATGGTAAGGGGCAACTTGATGTTGGTATGAAGCTCATTGATATACCCAATCACAAAGAACCCGAAGATGTTATTTTTGACATTGACAAGTTTTGGCCTTATTACATGAACAAGAAGCATTGGTTTTTTGACAATTGCCGAGATGTGGTATACCAAGATATTAACAAGAAAAAGATTACCAAAACTCATCGCGAACTGGCGTCAATGAGTTATATGAATATTACTGAGATTGACCATGGTTTTGGTTATGGCGTCAAAAATCCTAATTGGGATGATTGGGGTTCTGTAAATCGTCATTCTCCAGGTGAAGATTCTTTTTTTGAACGAATGAAGCATAGAGAGTCTGATGGTAGCAACAGCCCAGTTATATCCACATATCGTAATTTTTTTGGTGGCCCTACTGTTGATGTTTCTTTTTGGGGACCTACTGGCGACAAATATGGTCTAGAAGAAATGGCCAAGATAGTTCAAGAAGACTTGTGCATTCTTCGCCGTCGAGACGATGGCTGGAATCTTCGGGCTGCTGCTGTTTGCTTTCCTTCGTATTGGTCGCTCAAAGAAAAGATGGGAAAGCCTTTGGACATGATCCACGGTCCTGTTCCCCAACTTACCTCTGACATAAATGAAGTAATTACTTCCAAGCTGGATGCCTTGGAAGTTGATAAGCCAGTCGAGCGATTCAATTGGACGTTGACTGACGATATGCAATTGCATCAGCCTAATTCCATTAGACGGAATATTCCTCCTAATCATCATAAATTTTTTGTGCGGGTCGAGCGTCAGACAATGATGATGCTCCGATCCGGCGATATTCTTTTTACCATCCGAACTTATTTGAATCCGTTGAGGGCTATAACTCAAGACCAAGTGTTATCTACCGGATTGCAGAATTCGATTTTGAATACTGACCCAGAAGTGCTGAATTACCGTGGCATTGACCGATTTGGCATACAGGTTATGCGAGCAATTGACCAGCCAATCATATTACAGGGACCACCGGCACCATGAAAGCCATTGACGTTTATCAAACATATCTTGCAGTCAAGCAACATTTCTCTGATAGCAGCTATGACTATTTCAAATACAATGGGAAGATTCGAGTCAATGCATCGAATTTTCATACCCGCAAGGACCGATTTTTCTACGAAAAACTAGCCCGCAAGTTTGACGGCAAGCCCGAAGACTTGCGGAATTATTTTGCCTGTAATCTGCGCGAGAATCCTAAGGCATGGATTCGCGAGTTGGTCGGTGTCCAGGCCGAATCGACATACGCTAAGTGGAAGGCTTATCAAGAATCTTTGACCTATAATCTGATACAAGATGTGACCAAGGTTGAAGAGGCACATCCAGAGGGAGACCTTGCGTCTCTGTTCCTATGTGAAGATGGTCAGCATCCATTTCTACTAGATTTGTATACCAATTCTACAATCACTATTGAAACTTTGATAGGATTTGATATACTTATGGGGTGCTTTGTTGAATGGAACAAAGAGATCGACGACACTATTATTTGGCCTGATATTTATCTTGCGTGCCAACGGTATCGTCCCTTTTTGACATTTGAACCAGAGGCACTTGATGTGAAGTTTCGCCGGGCACTACTAAAGGTGTATGCTCCTAGAGACTCGTATAATAAGGCAATGGAGGGAATAGAGGAATGAAATTATTAGAAAAGTTTTGGAATCCGGTAGACTCACAGAGAGAGTTGTTGGAAGAAAATCAGATGCTTCGGGAATTGATTACCGAGACTCTGACAGAGGTTGAATCTACCCAGGCTCTTGTCAGGGATTTTATTGAACGGTTAGATTCCATTTTCGATTCTGTCGAAAAAATCTCTGGTGGTACTGAATAATCATGCTATATATTATTGATACTGTGTACATTGCATAGTTGATATACGATACTATAATACGACGAAATATAAAAGAGGTATAATAAAATGTCATTTGCAACACTAAAGAAGGCAAGGAAGTCAGACTTTTCTAAACTCACCGAAGAGATTGAAAAGCTGAATACTACTAATAAGGGTAGCAACGGTAATGGTGCCGATGAGCGGCTTTGGAAGTTGACTGTTGATAAGGCTGGTAACGGCCATGCAGTTATTCGTTTTCTTCCAGCTCCGAAGGGTGAGGATATTCCATGGGTCCGAATTTGGGACCATGGTTTTCAAGGTCCTGGAGGTTGGTACATCGAAAACTCTCTGACGACTCTCGGTAAGAAAGACCCGGTCTCTGAACATAATTCAAAGCTGTGGAATTCTGGTATTGAGTCAAACAAGGATGTTGCTCGAAAGCAGAAACGGCGGCTTTCTCATTATGCCAATATCCTGGTCGTGAGTGATTCAGCCAAGCCTGAGAATGAGGGTAAGACCTTCTTGTTCAAGTTCGGCAAGAAGATTTTTGACAAGGTTAATGATTCGATGAACCCCGAGTTTGACGATGAGACTCCGGTGAATCCATTTGACCTTTGGGAGGGTGCCAACTTTAAGTTGCGGGCTCGTCAGGTTGCGGGCTTCCGTAATTATGATAAGTCTGAATTTGATTCTCCGGGTGCGATTTTTTCAGATGATGCAGAGATGGAGAAAATTTGGAATCAAGAATATTCACTTCAAGAATTTCTTGAGCCTAAGAACTTCAAGTCATATGAAGAGTTAGCTACTCGTATGACCAGGGTTCTTGGTCTTGGGGCAGAAGATGGAAATTCTTTTGCTGATACTGATTCCCCCGCGCCGACGCGACAGTCGATAGATGCACATTCGATGCCGACCGCCGAGGCCGATGCTGGAAGTGAGGATGATGATAGTCTTTCATACTTCAGCAAGCTCGCCGATGAGGCGTAGCGATCAGACTTGCAGGAATTCCCTGTAGGTCTCTAAACCGAGAGGGAGAGTGTTGAAACTCTCCCTCTCATTTTTTTGTCTTATGGTTGCAGGCCCTGGCCTTCAAGGGAACCATCACCTTTGATGGCAGAGACCTGAGCAGCAATCATTGTCTGCCCTGATACATTATTGATCTCTGTTGTCTGTGGTGCATTAATAGCTGTTACGCCTCCTTGAGGTGCTGAGGCTGCGGCCGCCTGTTCAGATGCCTGAAGTTGCGATTCTTTCATTGCAGCAAAGACTTGAGCCTGAGGGCCGCTAATATCTATTCTGGATAATTCTTCCATTGGACCCTTTATTTGGGCCAACTGCTCGCCGAGTCTATCAAGGTTAGCTTCTCCCATCAACGAAAGACCTTTTCCGATTCCGAAAATAGCTGCGCCGGCCTGTTCAATTTCTGGTCCAATTTCTGCATATTTCATTAGTTGTTCTACTGGATCATCTTGACCAGAGAGAAAGTTAAGCATACCGGACACCACTCCTGCGGCAGCATCAGCGACTTTGCCGCCTCCGAGTAGGGCAAGACCTGCGGCGATTGAGGCAATACCTCCCCCAACCTTCCATAGGTTGGCTCCGTCTATTTCGGCTAATCGTTCGATGCCGGTGACAGTAGCATCAATGACTTCCACAACTAAATCTTTAATTGCGCCGAAGATATTAGTAACCTGTTCACCGATAACGGTGACAATAGCTACCACTCCTTCTTTAACCTTATCTAATACGGTGCTTATTGTACGTTCTATAGTATGGAAGATTTCTACAATTCCAGCAATGGCTTCTCGGACTGCTTGCACCACATTAGCAATGACGGGCACAAGGGGAGGAAGAACTGCCATGAGTACATCGGCCAGCTTTTCAAGTGTAGGTGCAAGGATTTGTAGAGCCTCTACTACACTATCCATCAGCTTCATCATTACTCGTTCAAGGCTTTCCCAGAATCCTAATAGAGTTCCCATAAAGGTGTCGAATAGAGGAATAAGAATTTGAAGTTGTTCGGCTAATGGTCTGAGAATATGCCCTATGGCTTTTCCTAATGATTCTATAACTTCGCTAATTATCTTACCAACGAATGTAAACAATGGTTCTAGTGCTTCAATGAATTTTTTCATAGGTTCAAATGAAGTGCCAAAGTGTTCAAACACTTTCATCATGGCTGTGAGGCCTAGGGCTACGATTGGCATTGAGGCAGCTATAATTGCTACCCCCGCAAGAACCATTGGGTTTCCAAATGCGGCAAGACCCATTGCAACGCCTGTAAGAAATCCTTGAATTGCCTTACCAATTCCTTTACCTACTGAACCGATAAATCTACCTATACCAAAGATGCCTGCCATGCCGCCGCCATCGGCATCTTCTTCTGCTCCTGCTCCTCCTCCAGCCCCGCCTTTACCCTTACCCTTTGCTCTTGCAGCCTCTCGTCTTGCTTCAATTGCTTTTAATTTTTCGGCTGGGTCTGCGGTTTCGGTCGCCTTTCTTTTGACCATAAATTGGCCGCCAATTTTCTTGCCTTTTTCGTCTTCGGCTCCTTTTGGCTGCTGTCTTTGGCCAACGAGTTTTTCTGTTAATTCTCTAACCCACTCACGAATATCGTTTAGAGCATCTTTCATTTCTTCAAGATGGAATGTATTTTCTAAAATACTCTCAAGCAGAACGGTTGGTTCAGGTCCTCCGCTAAAGCCTGATGCGAGAGGGGGAGTTGCTGGGCCTCCTCCTACACCGCCAGCGCCTTTGCCTTTACCTCCGCCTTTGCCTCCACCTCCACCAAACATTGTTCCCATGGCTGCGGCCGCAGCCATTATAACGGGTGGCGCACCTAATGTTGTTAGAGGATTCCCTAGAGCAGACCCGGCAGCCTTCACCGGTGCAATCGCAGGAGACATTGTTGATTGAATGAATCCTGATCCGGCTGCCGCGGTACTGCCTGCTGTTGGTAAAGCCATTTACATCTTTCTCTTTTGTTCCTGTATTCGTTCGTTTTCTTCTGCAATCCACTCCATCAATAATGTAATATAAACTTCACGTTCCCAGGGTATCATTTCTTCTAGCTCAGTCAGGCTGTATTTGTAGTGATGCATCATTGAAAAATTAACCCGATAGTAATTAATCAATGTTTCGTGACTGAGCCCTAACCAAAAAAATTCTGCATCCCCTCAATTTCTACTTTGTTATCCTTTTTACATTTATCACAAGTTAATGTATCTTCATACCTTATCTTTGGCATTGTATCAAAGAATGCCCTAATTTTAATAAATTGATCTTGGGTTAATCCCTCTAAAAATTCTGTTGTTTCAGCCTTGTCGGTATCCTTCATTTTGTATACACTATTTTCATCATAGATAGATTCCATGCAGTTCATAATAACTTTTAATATATCATCGACATTGTTGGTATCAAACTTTTGATCTAACATTATTTCAAGAGCAGGATATTTCATCATAATACCAATGGTGTCTGTCAAGTCAATTTTGTTAGTATGCTTGGGATCCTTTGTCACCTTTACATCATCAATATTAATCGTGAAATTAATTACGTTATCACAATCTGTTTTTCCTTTCTTGTTTTGACAAGTGTAAGTTAGGTCAATTGTTTCGCCAATAGACTTTGCTCTTAACAGAAGGAAAAAATATTCCAAGTCAAAGGGGGCTAATTTATTTACATCAATATCGTCTAGACAGCAATTATTAATGGTTTGCTTTAGGGCATTGGCCATTTCTTTTTGGTCTTTGCCTTCCACTGCCATCAATAATAATTTTTCTTCCTTTACTAGAAACGGTCGATACTTGACCTTTTGTTCTGTTGAGGGAATCGTCATTTCAAATGTGGGTATACTAATTTTAGGTAGTGCCATAATTTATCATCT